GCGGAGCCGCCGCGGAGACGCCGCGCGACTTGGGGCCGCGCACCGGCTGGCCCTCGATCACTTCCAGCCGCTCGCTCATTGCCTTGGCCAGCCCGCCGATGTCGGCCACGGCCTTGGCCAGGACGAGGTTGAATTCGTGCTGTCGCGAATCCGACTTCTCGATGTGCTCGCCGAGGGCATCCAGTGATTTGCACAGCTCGGTGTGCTGCTCCTGGAGGTAGTCCGACACGTCCAGGGCCTTGGCCAGGGTCTCGTTATCCTCGAGGCCCTTCACGAGCTTCGCGCCCAAGCCCTCGGCCGCGGGAGTGCCGCCCCCGAGAATCTGGAAAAGCTCGTCGCGCTCGCTCTTGGCCAGCTCGCCGCTCTGGGCTTTCTCGAGGAGCTGGGCCTTGCGCGTCGGCTTGTCCCCGTCGGCCACGTAGGCCTCGAGCTTGTTCAGCGACTTTTCCAGATCGTCCTGGGTCAGATCCTCACTCTTTTTCGCGAAATTCTTGGGCACCTTGCCTCCATTTTCGTCCTCGTCGCCGTCCTCGTCCCCTTCGTCCTCGTCCTCGGTCTCGGGCCCGCCGCCCTGCCCGCCGCCCTCGCCCTCCTCGTCCTCTTCGGCTTTCTTCAGCTTGTCTTTCTCAATTTTCTTGGCCATGGTTTTTTCTCCTCAAAGGTTTCCCGCGCGTTTCGCCGTGCGGGTGAGCTTCAGAAATCGCTCAATTTGATCCGGCGTAGCCCGTGGCATCCGAGCCCGAACCCATGCAAAGGCCTCACTCTTGGTGAGTACCGTTGCCTTTTTGGCTTTCTCTTTTTCCTCGTCTTCCTTGGCGTCCAGTCGAGGCCTGGGAGCCCCGTGTTCAAGGCTCTGGCCAACCAGCACCTTGCCCGCTCCCGGGCCTGATTGCGGGCCCTGGGTGGCTACGCCCACGCCTGGAGTAGCCACGCCCATGGTCAAAGCCTTCTCCAGCTCGTCGGGCTCGGCGTGCTCGACGGCTAGCAGGCTTTTTGCCAGGACCTCCATTTTGGCATCCGGATGGACCGGGCAATTGGTGATGGCCACATTGCGCACCAGGGCCTCGGCGATCACCTTGTTACCAAGTCCCTGGCGACGGAAAATCTTGCCCTCGACGCTCAGCCCGAGCCGCCGATGGGTTTTTGCCAGTGCCTTGCCCAATTCCCAGACCTCATCTGCTTTCGGGGTGTCCAAAAGGTAACCCTCGACCCAATGGCAATTCGCCTTTGCCTTATCACCGCTGGGGAGGGCCTGGCCCTTCCGAAAATAGCGCGCGGGGCCATCTGGGTAACCCAGGATGTCCACGGTTTTTTTCGAATGATTGTCATTAAACCAGCCATTTTTGTTGAAATCCTGCCAATTCAGGCCCGATTGTAGAACAACTTCCTGGTGTCGATCGTCGGAGTCCAGAGACGCCACCCCGCCAATGCGCCGGGTCTTGCCTACGCCCGCGTCGGCTTTTTCAAAAACGTGGAGGGGCATTTCAAAGTCAAAAGGCAATTCGGAGCGCATGCAAAAACTCCTTAAAACGATAGAGGCGACCCACCAGGGATGCTCATCCCAGCGAATCGCCCCTACCGGCGCACGCCTTAGCGCCAAACTTCTTTGGGCCTACCGCTCGATATAAATTCAAGGTAGCTGAATAATCAGAGAATTGTCAACTCTTGGTGGGAAGGAAAAATCTTTCGGCGGATATTGGCACCCCCTCTTGTATTTCGAGGGGTATTTCTATTGCGCTTTTGCACCAGAAACAACGGGTCCGGCATTTCCCGCCCTCGTCGAAAATAATCTGCCCCTGGGTGCGCAGGCGGATCTTGTCTCCGGATTTTTGCAGGACATGATTGTCACAATGGGGGCAACGCATTTAATGGATTACCCCCTTTTCCTGCGACTCCTCCTCGTCCTCTTCTTTCGGCTTCTCCTCGTCCTCGGGCTCGCTGCTGATCGGCTTGTTTTTCGGCCGGCCGACATTCCGGAGGTAATTGTCCACAAGCCGCTGGTGCCGCTCCTCGCTCCCCTTCCGCGCTTCCTTTGATTGGGCCTCGAGCGTATCCGCGCCCTCGAGCTTCCGAGGCACCACCGGCAACGGCTCTTTGTAGAGGTAAACGCGCTTATCCCGCTTGATCGACTTGCGATTGCGCTTGACCTCTTGCTCGGCCCGGGGAGTGGTCAGCGCGATAGCCTCGGGCACCGCCCGGCTGGGTACCGCCGTGTGCCGCTCGGCGTCCCCCAGGAGGTAATTGACCATGGTGCCGGGCCCCGGGTTACGAGCCACGGCCATCCCCGTGGCTCCCCCGATTTCCGTGCTCACCTGCACCCCACCATTTTGCGCGCTCTTCTCCAGCGGAATGATCAGCCGCGGGCCCTCGTGTTTTTTCAGCATGCCGTCTGAGATAGGCTTGGTGGCTTGCGCCCACCGCTTGAATTGCTCCATATCCATCTCGCTGGTGGTCACAAAAAACGACTCCGGGTCCGTGTAGTGGATCGAGTAACAGGTCTCGGCCGCTTCCTTGCTCGTGAATCCGAGAAAAACTTTGTCCTCGTCGTACAACCCGCTTTTTGGATTCTGCTGGTGGATAACGAAGGCCTTCGGCGCGTCCGGCCAGGGCCCCAGGAAAACGTCGATACCGTCCCCGTCCGCGCCCTCGGTGCGCTCGATAAACCCGTAAGCCGCTTGCATGACCGTCTCGCCGGCCTCCCCGTCGGCGGTTCGCCATTTGCGCGTGCCGCCCACCGGCGTCTCAATGGTGATAGGCAAGCCCTGGAAATTGACCTTGCCGACGATCTGGTAGGATTTCTGCAAATCGTTTTCCTGGAGAAGCGCCAGCCGTAGCTCGCTCGAGCTGGCATAGGATTTCCCAAACTCCCCACCGGGCACCAGCTCGCCCTCCTCATTGTATCCCCAGCCGTCCGGGATACGCACGAGGACACACTGACAATTCGGATGGATCGGGCCCACGGTCGGGAGCCAGTCATTGACCTTTCGCCCCACGTTTGTGGCATTGGCCTGGAGGTCCTCGAGCCGGAAGATCCGAGGATACCCGTCGGGGGAATTGTAGAGCGCCTTGCACCTCGGGCAGGCATCGGGCATCGATCGCTTGGCTACCTGCGCCCCCGACCCGTGCCGCTTGCGGTAGTGGTCCGCCTGGCCGTTCAGGGTGGCCGTCTGCTTTTCGGTGATAGCGATCCGATCCCAGTCCCGGGCCCAGTCCCTCGTTTTCCAGCCAAGATCCGATTTCAGCTTTTTGATCGTCTCCCGCTTGGCGATATTTTCAGATACCTTTTCCCGAATATCGCTCTCGAGCCGTTGCCGGAGCTGGTGGTCGGCCTCGATCAGGACATTGCCGGTCTGGACATCCACCCTATTACCTAGTCCGCGGACATACTGCGCCCCCTGGTGCCGGGCCATGCTCACCGCATGCTTTTCCGCCGCGGACAGGGGAATGGGATTTTTCGAAAGGTAGGCCTTGAATTCCGGATAGGACATCCTGGCCACCTGGGGATTTTCCAGGGTGGCGAGGAGCTGGCCGTACAGATAGGCATCCTCGACGAAATTGACCTGGGGATTTACCAGCCCGAGCTTTTTCAGCTTCTCCAGGATCTCCCCGGCCACGGCCTCGGGGCCGATCGCCGAGACGATAAAGGCCTCGTGGTAATTCTGGATGATCTCCCGAATCTGGTAAAGCTGGTGGTCATTCAAGAGCATTTTTGATCCTCCAGTACAGGATACCGCTTAATCTTATTTTGCATAGATACGGGTTGGTTTTCTGACAAAATCGGCTTTCGAATCCCATGAACAATTCTCCGCCGCGCGATTGTCAGATACTCCGGATCAAGTTCCACCCCGATAAATTGCGCACCCTCCATCAATACCACTATCCCCGTTGACCCCGAGCCCAGAAAAGGATCGACCACCCGCCCACCTGGGGGAGTCACCAGCCGCACCAGGTAGCGCATGAGCGCGACCGGCTTCACCGTAGGATGGAAATTACGCCCACCGCTGGAGCGCCCCGCGCCCGCCCGGGGGCTTTCCAGCCCAGCACTCCCCTCCTGTCGCCCGGTCATCTCCCCCGCCAGCACCCAGTCCATCGTCTCAAGCCCGGCATTACGCTCCGCGGGGGATACCTTGGCGCAGTAGAAAAACCGGGAAGCGCCTCCCGAATTAGCCTCTAAAACTGTAGAACGCTTCCCTGTACCGCGTGTAATACTCCCAAAAATAGCAATTGAATTATTTGCGGTATCTAACTTTCCGCTTTTCAGAATACCCGTTTGCTCGTCCAGCATTTCCGCCGCCTCCTCGTCCAGGAGGATATTGGCTGGCCAGCGGCCTATCGGTGAAGCGGTAGGGGTAAATGATTTTCTCTCGTGATCTTCCCGGTCACCCCCCGCCAGCGCGCCCGACCTACTGGTTTTACGCTGGCTCCTAGTAGCTTCTATCTGATCCGATTTTCCCAAATATGTAATCCGGCACCCGTCGATGTTGAGCCCACCAACCCCGTGCTTCAAGATATTCTGCGCCACCGTACCAACCAAGGGCTTCCGGGCCACAATGATGGGCTCATAGGCTGGTTTCAAAGCCGTGCCCCAGCCATCCCATTTTTTGGCTTCATCGGAGGCGGGGGCAGTTTCATGCGTCCTTCGCAGCATCGCTTCTCTATCATTCTGCCAAGGACGCCGCCAACCCTCCCCCATAGTCTGCCCCCCAGGATCTTTTTTACGGGCATCATGCCCAGCATAAAATTTAGGACCTACCACTTCCCGCTCCGCCCCCGCGGCCTTGTCGATCGCCTTGCCAATATCCAAGCTCTTGGGGAAGCCCTGCCCGTACAGCCATTGGATGCAATCCCGTATCTCGAATCCGGCATCCTCGATCGCGCAAGCGATTCTGTGATAGGTCCTGGTCCCGCCGAAAGCGAACAAGTGCGCCCCGGGCTTCAGGACCCGATAAATCTCCTGCCAGGTATCCGCCTGGAAAGATACCCCGGCATTATCCCAAGCCTTAGACATAAACCCTATTTCATAGGGCGGATCGGTAATGCAAGCATCCAGACTATCCGCTTGAAATTCTCGGAGCACCACGCGGCAATCCCCGAGGTGAAGCGAAAAAGGAAAGCTCATTTCCTCCCCCGTTGCGCGACTTCCAGCAATTGATTTGCGCTCAGCCCGTACAGCGGACCGGATATATCATAGTCGGCCTCACTATACCCTAGTCGAGCCAGCACCGCTTTCAGCCGGCGGTAGGCCAGCGCCTCCCGCTCCAGGATTTCCTGGGTCGGGTCTTCGAAGTCCTCGGCTTCGGGCTCCAGGGATTTTTGCAGGATCGGGTATTTTTCCAGATCAATGCCCCGAGGATTCTTTTTAGTGATAGTCAGACTCGGCTCTGCATGACCCTCAGTCCAACGGTACCCAGGCTTTCCCCAACCGGCACCTACCGCAAAATACCGGTGCACTAGAGTATGAAAAATAATTTGTCGAAGCGCGGCCCTCGGATCTTTGCTCCGAAAAGGACGCCCGAGCTTAACCGGCCATTTTGTTTTTTCTGGTACCCCAATTTCCTGCAAAACCTGATCGACAATCCCATGAATATAAGCCCCCTGCACCGTCTGGGTGAGCATGTTTTCTTTATCCATGGGGCTCCGGGAAGCCAGCACCTCATGAGTTTTTTCTGGGTCCTCGTAGATCCGGATTTGCCCCAAGGGGGCATAGGTATCCCAATTCTTTTTAGAAAACTCACTGCGTACCATATCCGGATCAACCGGGGTGTGGCCCACGTAAAAAGGCTTATGCGTGATTCGCCCTTCCTGGATCACCTCATCTATTTTCTTACTTGCCGCATGCAGCCATTTCCGGGCCTGGCTCTCGAATTTCTCCGCCATTTCTTTTTTGGCCACGGTCTTGGCGCGATCGATAGAAGCATCATCCAGGTTTTCTTTCCCGCCGGCCATTTTCGGCCCACACCCGCTGCCCACCTCCCGGTGCTCCCCCGTTTCCGGGTGGCGCATGGTGTGGATCACGTCGTGGGTGCGCTCGCAGCGCGTACAGGTTGCCCCCGCCCCGGTCCCCGGGATAGGCTTTCCCGTCTCCCAATCATAATCGCGGGTATCGACAATTTTAACCGTTTCCCACTTGCGTGCTTCGGCCTCTTTGGGCTTCTCCGGCTCCCAGGAAATGGTATGCTGGGGGTCTGCCCATTTTCCGCCTTTGGGCCCGATATAGGGACCTCCGGCTTTTTTCAGCTCTGGATTTTCCGCAGCCTTTTTCTCCGCGTCCTCGATATCCCCCTCGTACACCAGCCGCTCAAAATCAATCCGGCTCTCGGCGCTTTTCAGCTCTTCCCCTTTTAGGGTTGCTCGAGCAATCTGCAATCGCTTGTCCACCGCCATTTTCAGATTATTTCGAGCAATCTTGAATTTCCCTTCTGCAAAAAATTTTGGAAAACGCGCAGTAGTCCGCTGCCAGGCCTGCTCGCCCTCATTCACATCTCGACGGACAAAATCCTCCCCGCTCTCGTGATAGACTTTCCGCAAACTATCCATGTCGCTTTCAATATCGCTATAAATCCCCGTGCCTTTCCCCTGGAGCCCAGCCTTGCCCACGTCGAACAACACCGGCTCGCCCTTGGCGTCGAGCCCCGCTTGCACTGAATCCCGCAACGCGTAACCCGCCTTATGGACGCCGATCACCGTATCCTGGATTTTATCAAGCTGCTCCCGGGTGAAGGTCTTCGGGATCTCCACCCATGGCTTGATCTGGAATCCCTTGTCCCCATGCCGCACGTATTCCGATCGCTGAATCCCCGGGATACCCTTGCCAGCAAGTAAATTTCCCACCTCGACTTGCTTTCGGAGCATTTCCGCCGCCGCCTCTGGCGTCCGGTGCCCGGGGTTTTCTGGCTGGTAGGGTACCGTAGTTGACACCTTCACTACCTGATCCCCGACCTTAAACACCAACCCATCGTCGCCCTTCCCGAGAAATTCGGCCTTGCCGGAGGTCACTGCATCGATTTCCGGGCGACCCGCGGGGGGGAGGTCCACTTTACCGGCGAGGTCATTCTGGAAATGCTTGACCGACTCCTCCGGCATCGTAGGGCCATAATCAAGCCCCTCGTGCCGGGACAATTTCACCTGGCCACCCTCCCGCTTCACCACCCGGTAATTCCATGTCACCTGCTCGTGCATATTCCGCAACATGACCGGATGGAAATTGACCGCAATGGGCTCCTCGGGCTTCTGCCCCTCGGCCGGTTTGCTCTGCTTTGCCTCGGGTTCTTTCCATGCGATCGTGTGCTCTGGGTCAGCCCATTTCCCGCCACGAGGTCCGATAAAGGGCCCACCTTTTTCCAACGTCCAGAAGCCCAGCTCCCCGGCGAGGGATTTCTCGATCGAGCCCTTCCGGGTGGCCGCCTCGACCGACAAATGAAACACCTCCTCCGGCGTCCGGGCCTTGCCCCCGAGCACCGCCTGGCCCTCTGGATTCTGCGCAGCCAGGGCCGCGTATTCCTGAAATACCCCTGACATCTGGGTGGGCCCTGGCTTTTTGATCAGCACCCGCAGAATCTCTTGCGCGCGGGAGTCTTCCAGGATCGGGTGTCGAGTGCCAAACATGTCGGCGAATTCGTTATTCATGATCGAATCGATTTCCCGATCAGAAATCTTTGAATCCAAGCCCTTAAGGCTCCCAGCTTCAACCCTTTCCTGAAGTCGATTAAACGCGCCCATGGCCGTCTGGAGTGAGCCCGATAGGTCATAGCCCGCCCCGAATCCAGCCGCCTGCGACATATGCGGGACCGACTGCGCGATGGAGGCCAGGATCTTGCTCCCGGTCTCGGCCAGGAGGTCCGCGTTATCGATCACCTTGCCCACCAGAATCCTGGCCACCAGGGTCTTGCCATCCTCGTTCAGCTTGCCCGTTTTGGGGGATAGAAATTGGTTGACGTTGCGGGCATCGATCACACCCACCCGACGCAAATTTGCGATGAAACCATCGACCCGTTTCGACCCTAGAAAAGCGTTTAGGGTTTCATCCTTATCCATCCCTAACATAAGGCTTTTCATGGTCTGATCGTCGAGCTTCCGGGCAAGCGCAACCTGCATGGTCCTGGGGTCCATGCTTTGGGTAAAAGACTCATTCGCTTGCCTCACCAAAAGCTGTAGCTCGGCCTTGCTCCGCTCCCCGCCCTCGAGCACCCGCACCAGCACCGGATGTTGCATCGCTGCAACATCCTCGGCCTTGAACCCTACCTCGTGGGCATGCTCGGCGAGGTAGGCTTGCAGCTCGGCCGCACGCTCGGGATGCTCATGGTAGGCGAGCTGCATGCTCATGGTCCGGGAATTCCCGCCCAACACCACCCCATCCTCGGTCACCACCGGAGGCCCATTCACGGCGTCGGGATTCGTGTTGACCAAAAATGCCGGCGTGAGCTTCTGGGCATTGGTCCGGACCTTGGCCTGCTCGGCGAGGTCCCGATGGTAGGCGCGCTCTTGCACCCCTGCTGGATAATCAGGGTTTGCCGCGAAGTTTTTCAGCGGATCGTGGCTCGCCCGGAGCTTCCCGGCGTCCACCAATCGATACCGGGCCCGGAGCGCCTGGGGTTTGCCACCCTCCCCCGCCACGTAAACCTGGGTCTGGGCCCCCTCGGTCGTGGGCTTGGCCCTGGGAGCCACCGCGGGCACCTGGAGGAGCGCCTCTCGGGCTCCACCCACCAGGCTGTCCCCCAGGGCTCCAGGGTACGCCACGCCCATCGCCTGCGCCTGGTGGAGCACCTCCGAGGATAGCGCCATGGTGTGGGCCAGGATACCCGCCACCCGGGCCTTGTCCCCTCCAGACATCGCCGCCCGGATCAACCCCTGGAGTCGGGTCAGCTCGGCCTCGAGCTTATCGGTGTGATCCTTGGGTTGCGGCCGAATCAGCTCCACCGCCGCTTGCGCGTGCCGGGCCTCGACCACCCCCGCGCCGGCCAGGTTTTCCGCACCTTTCATGACCGATTTGTAGGCATTGGCGATCTGGATACCGCCCTCGGAGACTACCGACCCGATCACCACCGCTCGAGCTTCCGGCTGCCACCCCCGCCTGGCCAGCACGTCCCCGAGGATGGTTTTAGCCTGCACCATGGACAAGCCGGCCCGCTTGAACGCCGCTGCCAGCTTCGCGTGCAATTCGGGCACCCGGGTCTCCAGCTCGGTCAGCCGCTCGGTATCGGTCCCCTCTTTGAGGCCGGCCAGGGCCTCTACCGGGATGTGCTTCGCCACCGCCCGGACCACTTGCCTCGCCCGCTTCTCCGCGCTCGCAAAATAGGCCTCGCCGTAGTGCTCGGCGAGGAGCTTGCCCCAGTCCTCGTGCCCCACCTCCAAGTCACGCTCGCCGTCGTGCAGGGTGACCTTGCCCGACTCCTCGTCCACGGCTTTGACGTGGATGTGCCGGTCGCCGACCTTGACGCTCTCGCCCGCCGTGGGCCCGCGCCCGATTGCGCTGTCCCTGTAAAAATAGGTGTACCCGCCACCCGGCTTCGGCACTCGCCGGATGTACTTGTGGCCGGCCCTTTCCTGCCCGAGGGATTTCTCAAACGCCTCGGAGCCCGCGGCCTCCTCCATCTGGATCCAGCCGTCCTCGTGGTAGTACAGCAAGGTTGAAAATTCTTTCGGGGATACCAGGTAGACCTGGCCAGCGTGCTCGGCTTTCACCAGGTCACCGATCGCAGCCTTGACCCGCACCGTCTGCCCGCTCACCCGGAAAGTGCTGCCCCACTCGAAATCCTCGGGGTGTCCGTCCGCCGCCCGGTAGAAATACCGGGTGGGCTCCCCGTCGGCGCGCACCCGGCGCGCTCCGGCCTCCAGACTCAGCTCGAGGTCCCCGAAAAGCGCCTCCACCAGGTCGGCCGGCATTTCAATTTCATGGGCTAGGGCGAAAGGTGCATACCCATCCCCTTCATCTGCATTTCCAGCTCCGGGAGATTCATTTCCAAAACCCGCGCCACCTTCAAGTCCACGTCCTGATTCAGTAGGCTCCGGAGGGCTCGAATCTGCTCCCCCTCCGTATCCTTCGGAGGATGATACCGCCGATCCCAGGCTTTTTTCTGCGCGCTCAGCGTGATTTCCCACTTGCCATTCGGATGTCTCAGCAAAGGGCTTTTCAGCTTCACCTGGAAAATCCCGGAGTACTTCTCCACGATCCAAAGGTAAAGCTCCCCCATCGCCTCCTCCCAGGTATCCCCTTCCACCCGCAGCGTCGTCTCTTCCATAACCGGCCCCTTTCTGTAGCTGGTCATGCCCCGAGGTCGAAAAAATAAACGACTTATCCAGATTTGCATCCATGGCCGCTTCGGCCGCAGCCTCGTCCTCTTCGCTGGTCACCACCGGCACCCCGGGAGCCACGTCATGACCCGACAACTGGGCCATGAGGTCACCCATCTTGACCGGCTTCTCCATCCAGGCAACCTCTTCCGCCGTGAGCTGGAGGCCTTGATTCTGCTTTTTGGCTAACGCGTATTTCTTTTCAATGATGGATTGCACGTTCGAATCGAACGCGTTATCGGCCGCGGTCACCCAGTAGACGTTGACGCTCTTTTTCTGGCCAGGCCGATGGGTCCGGTCCTCGGCCTGGCGAATTGCCGCAGCGGTCCAGGGCAGATCGTTGAACACCACGGCATTGGCCGCGGTCATGTTGGCCCCCTCGGCGAGGGACGGCCGGGTGGTCACAAACACGCGCTTCGGGCTCACGAAATCCCCGTTCGCGTCCTGGCGCTGGAATTCCGCCTTGTTTTCCTCCCGCACCTTGTCGCTCAATCCACCGTAATTGAAAATTGCGGTATCGTCTCCCAACGCCGCCTGGATCTGGCGCGTGCACTCCACCGACTCGGAAAACACCAGCACCTTGTCATGGGAATTCTCCAGGATATTCTGGATAAATTCCACCGTCGCCGGGACCTTGCCCACGGCAATTTGATTGCGTAGCTGGCTCATCCGCTCGAATTTCTCGCTACCCTCCCAGCGCGGATCGAAATCGGGGAGGTCGGGGACATTAATCCGGGCCACGGTCGTGATTTTATCGGGCAAATCCTTGAGCACCTTGTGCTTCGATCGAGCCAGATACACGCCCCTCATGTCCTGCCAGAGCCCGCCGATGGTCGAGTTTTTCAACTTCGATTTCGTCTTTACCGGGATACGCTCATCGGTACCAGGCACCACGTAAACCTGGGTCACCTTTGTATCCGCGAATTTCCCCGGAGCCACCAGCTCGAGCTGGGTAATCAGATCGTCGCGCTTGTTTTTCACCGCGGTGCCGGACAAAAGAATCCGGTGCTTCATGCCGGCCGCAGCTTTTTGCAGATTTTTGGTGACCTTTGCCTTGGGGGATTTCATGCGGTGCGACTCATCGATCACGATGGTATCGAACCCTGCCCCCTTCAAATAGGGCTCGAACTTATCCAGGCTCTCGTAATTCACCACCGCAATATTCATCCCCGCCAGATCCGGCACGCGCTTCTTTTTAATATCCGCCGACACTAGCTCAGTACCCCGGAAATGGCCTGGAAAGAACTTTTGGGCTTCACTCAGCCATTGCCGGCGGACGACTTTAGGACATACGATCAGGAGTCGCTTGTTGCCTTTCACGGCCCAGGCAAGGGTCTCGAGCGTCTTTCCCAACCCCATTTCGTCGCCGATCAGCGCATTACCGTCGGCCTGATCCAGGAATCGAACGCACTCGTTTTGATAGGGAAAGAGCTTGAACCGCGGGTCGAGCTTCTCGGCCACGCCTGGAATGGGCTTCTGGAGGTCGGCCAGGGTGGTGTCGCGCTCGAGCTGGGCCTCTTTCACCCCCGAGGTCACGATTTCCCAGTCCGGGTGCACTTCCTGGAGCTTGACGATCGCCTCCTCCACCAGGTCGAGCTGGTGGGTCTCCCGCGCCCACGTCACCGGGTCGGTCCGGATGATCCCCGTGAGCCGCCCGCTTTTGTTCGACATGACCGCATTGAATTCTCGAGAAAAGGGCGAGTAGAACCGGAAAATCCCGTCATCACCCCGAATCACCGCGATCTTATTGTAAACCCGCTTGGCTTGTATCCCGTCTCGAATCTCTTCGGCGGTTACCGCCACCGGCACCGGTGCCGGAGCGTTGACCGGCCGCTCGGTGTGCCAACCCCCCTCGGGAGGAGTGACTACCCAGCCTAGCTCGGCCACCTCTTTGCTATAGGCTTCCGGATCAAAATCGGCGAGATCCCGCCGATGGATGTACACCACACCGTTGCCCCCGGGCTTGAGCTTGTATTTCCAGGCCACCTCCATGAACTTGTCGAATTTATCCCGAGCTACCCAGCCGCCCAGCTTCAAGTTCAAGCTGCCATAGGTCGGGTGATAGCTCGCCAAAATCGTAACCGGGGCCGTTTTGTCCTGCACCTGGTCCGTCATCCCCAGCTTGATCCACTCAGCCAGGTCCTCGTGGTCCACTTCCGCGTGCACCTTGCTCCCGAGCAATTGCCGGCGGTATTTCCGCAATAGGTTGCGCATCCGGGTGACATTCCCGCTCGATCGAACGCTTCGCCAAACCTCCATGTCATAGTACGAGAATCCGCTGCTATCCTGCTCTAGCGGGTCCATCTGCTGGGTCTCGTAAAGCTGCTCGCCCCATTCGGTCAGCTTCTCGAGCACCTTGGCATCCGGGTGCCGCTCGGTGGGAGCCACAAACCCCTCGGGGTGCGGGTTGTCATTTTCCTTCCACGAGATCGTATGCTCCGGATCCGCCCATTTTCCTCCCCGCGGTCCGATGTACGGTCCTCCAGCTTTCTCGAGGGCCTCGCCCATGGCCAGGTCGCCCCAGTCCTCCCCGATTTCCGATTTCTGCATGTCGCCGCCCTCGAGCACCTTGCCGATTTCCCCGAGCATCGCCTCGATGTGCTCTTTGTAGAGCTTGCTGGTCTGCTCTTTGAGGTGTTGCAGCACCGGGTATTTCAGATCCGGCTCGGGATAGGGCAGGGCTTTTTCCAGAATATCGGCCAGATGTGGATCGAACGGGGCAAGTCGATTGCTCAGCGCGCGCACCAGGTCCTCGGATTTTTCCACCATCTCGGCTGGAGTAGCTTCGATTCGGAGCTTCATCGGGATACCTCCACGGGGTCATCGAATCAGGGAATCAGGGAACAGGGGGCTCCTCCTCGGCAACAATGCCCCACGCGCAATAGATCCCAGCCACATCCTCCTCGGCCGGCGCTTCGATTTCCACCGTGGACAGAATCCCTTCGATGAAAAATTTCGCGAAGTCACTCGCCCCAGTGCCGGATCGAGCCAGCACGATCGGGACGCCCCCCTCGTCCAGGGTCAGCGAAGCGTCCTGGTCGAGCTTGAGGAAAAGTCCCTTGCAGATCCCTACCCCGAGATCCGCAAACGTGAGGGTCAACGTCTCCCCGGCCAGGACGAAAATCTTGCCGGAAACTTGGTGGGTGCACCCATCCACCACCACTTCGGATAGGACATCATCCGGGGCGAATAGCAAATCCTTCATGTCCACGTCGTTTGATACCCGCACGTTTACCTTGTGCCTGATCCGCATGGCTTCTCCTCTCGGTCCAGATTTTTGATGCAATCCGAGCTAACCCGATATTTCCGGATCACCCCGATCAACGCCATATAGTACGCAGTTTCCAGATTTACGATAGCGGTTTTCCCTTCATCTCTGTCGGCAATTACATCCCCCAAAAAAGCTCGCAGGTTAGAAAATCTCGTGTGCATTTCCTCGCAAACCCGCTTAGCACGATCGAGCCGCTGAATATCCCCTGCATCGGTCTCCAGCTCTAGCCCCAGGTTCAGCTCATGACACATAGCGCCCTCGCTTTCCCAGATAGGTTACGGGCATAGCGGGGCCGGAGTCAAAGGCCTGCGATAATCGGGAAATGTTTAGAGGTCGATCGCGATCAGCGACTTGGCGAAGGGATTCGGCTTTTTCTGGAAGTTTTGCGCAGGGCCCGCAGGCTTTGCCGCCTGCGCGGGCTTGGGAGCACCCTGATTGCCCATCATGTTGGGCGGGACATTCTGCCCACCGGGCCCGCCTTGCTGCCCCTGGTCGCCTCCGGCGTACTTGTCGAGCATGTTCTGGAAATTCCCACCCTCGCCGTCATCGTCCGGCTGCTCGCCCTCACCCATCTGCCCCGGCATGCCCCCGGGGCCCATAGCCGCCTGGTCCTTTGCCTGCGCCGCTTGCCACCAGGTCGGATCCAGGATGATCTCGCCCTTGCCGTCGGGCAGGGGAGGCAAATCGTCTTCTGCCCGTAGCTCGTCCACCGTCCGATACGTTTTCACGCGCTCGGTGTTAATCTTCGATAGATCCTGTCGGGTCATGGCGTCGAGCCCGACGAAATCGAATTCGAAAGACTCGTTCAAGGGCCAGATGATGTGCTTGTTGATGCTCCGAGCCATAAAGCGCAAGAGGGGCCGCAACCCGCGCTCCTTACTCTCGGTGATTTTTTCCTTGTTCGAGGCCTCGTTCATGGAGGCCTTTTGCCCCGTTGTCCCGTACTTAAAATTGATTTCGGCCGGGTCTATACTGTACATACCAGAGCAGACCTTAATTAAAAAATCCATCCAACTGTTAAATTCCATATCCCTTGAAGATTGCTGGAGATTGATATACTGGAGGTCATCGGAATTCGTGATTGGCGTCCGCCAAGCATTGGCCACGCTCGATAGTTGGGAGTACCACTGGCGACGGAATGCTTGCAGGGTCTTTTCCGGAATGGTCCCCTTGAAATTGATAATCCCTTTGGCCGCTGATCCCGCCGTGAAAAACTTCTGATTGTATTCCCACGCATAGAGCAAGCTCGTGATGGCCGGCACAAGCATTTCCAGCTCCGAGGTCCCGTACCCGTAAATCCGCAGATCCGATCGCGGATTTCGCACCCCGAAACAAAGCTCCTCCTGGGTGTACTCGGTAATCACCATGCCATCGTAAATCTGGACATAGCGCACCGCTTTGTTTTTGTCCTCGTCCTGGAATGTACTCGCCGCGTCGGCCAGCCGAATGCTCGCCGCGTCCACCGCGTACCACTCCGCCGGCCGGCCCTTGCGATCTGGCACAATCTCGAAGCACATCTGATCGTAAATCAGGGTATCGAACGCCAGCTTGCGTAAGAAAGTCTCCATGTCATCTCGCCCGCGCGGGTGGTCGGTCACCCCGGTTCGATTCATGAGACTTTCCATCTGCTCGATCCACCTCATCTCGGCTTTGGTGGGCTCCTTATTCTGGTCCCGGAGCTTGATCCGATACCCTAGCTCGTACCGGTTTTTCTGCACCCGAGCAAACGAGCCGATTTGATTGATCCGCGTCTGGACGATGGCCTGGATAACCGGCGTTTTCCAAGCAATCGCTTTCAACGTCCCGTAGGTGATATGGGAGGGCTTGTCCTTAAATCCGAGCTGCTCGACGATGGCAAAAGGGTCCCAAAAAAGTGACTTCGGGTCATCGGCCGCCTTTTCCTCGGGCACCGGATTGTTTTTCGCGGTATCCTCGCTCATGCCCCCCGAGCTGGTCTCCGCGCCCTCGCCGTCGGCCTTTCGGAGCGCAGAATCCGCCCAGTCGCGCATCGCCGTCCCCGCGAAGCCCAGAGCACTCAGCCCCAGGTCGCGTATCGAGTCCCCGATACCCATGGGTAGCTCCTATTTTTTCCCGAAATAGAGATCCCGCTCCACTCGCGGGCGCAGCAACGGCGCTCGGCTTTTCTGAAGCTCCTCCACCGGCTCGTGCCCATGGATCGCCACCAGAGGATTGAGCGACCCCACCCCGCAATGCGGGCAAGAGGCCAGGCTCTTGGTGAACGTGCCCTGGCACGCCGCGCACTCCCGAACCTGGTGAATCAGGATTGAATCACGCTTGGTGGTCGGGGCCTGGTAAGTGTAAAACGGGTCGCCCTTGAGTAGCTGCTCCACCGCCTGATCCGAGGCATCGGAATACACCACCCGGGAATCCCGCCCCTGGGCCCAGGAATGGGCCTTCCGTAGGGGCTCCGGAGCCGCAGGAGGGGCTCCAGGCCCGCACCCTACCACGATGTCGCGCTGCCCGCGGACGAGCCGGGAGACGGCCAGCGCGTGCTCCCTGGCCACCATCTCCCGCTGGTGCGCGGGCATGGCCATGCTCTTACCCAGGGTCTTGGGGGCCTTGTTCTTGAGCTGGGCCTCCACGTCCTCGTCATCCTCGGATAGCTTCTCGGTCTTGCCCGGAGAGACACCCTGCGCCTTGCCGTCTTTGTCGAAACCCTTGCTCGGGGCCGAATCCGGGGAACCGCCCACCTTGCCCTTGCCGGCCACGTCGCCGCCCTGCTCCGCGCCCGAGCCGCCCATGCTCGGCTCGCCGGTGGGGAGCGCCTGGGGCTCCGACTTCCGGAGGTAGTCGAGCATTCCCTCGATCCCATCAAATGACTTTTTCACTTTGCTACCTCCGAATAAATCGAGCTGGTCTTTTTTCGTGGGGCCAGACTCGGGTTTCTTTTCTGGTGCCGGAGCGGGTCCGGGCTTATTCGCAGCCCATTCGTCGTGATGCTTTGCCACCGCTCGGTGATTATCCGCAGCCTCTTGAAACCCGGCTTTTTCTTGGTCTTTGGCTGCCAGACGATGGAAACTCGCTGCCCGCTCATGCATCGCCGTGTGCTGGATGGGAAAGGCCTTGCTCTGCACCGCCGCATCTTTACTGGCCTCATTGGCTTTAGAGCTTATATACTGAGAATTATCCTTGGATGGTTTCGCCTGGGGGGCCTTTGGCTTTTCCTGTTTAACCTGATAACCGCCGCTTTCGTTACTTGTCGCAATCCGGTGATGGTTTTCAAACTTATCATGACGTAGAGCTTCTAACGAATAACCCGGATGGGTGCCTGTAGCCTTGCCCTCTTTGTCCGCTGCACGCGTAAAAGCAATTCGCGCCTTATGGTGAGCTTTTTCAGCCGTCTTATGCGCTTCATGAAATCCTGGATCTGTCCGCTTCATCCCTTTGGTCTTATCAGATGCTGTGTGCGCTTCATCGCGCAAACGATGTACCTCTGTAAGATCCGGTTTATAAGCTGGCTTTCCAAACTTCGCCATCCCAGCCGCTATTTTTTCCCGCATGGCATCAAGCGCGGGGGTCTTCTTTTCCGGGGCCTTGCCCGTCTTTTTTGCCTGGTGCTCGTGATACGCTATCCCCTCGGTGTGATCGGTCCCTTGGCTACCCCTAGAAAAACCAGTCGCTTTCTGCTGCTCATCACGCGCAGAATTCAACGCTTCCCTGGCTTTGCGGTGTCCTTCCGCCGCAGCGGTATGAGCTTCCTGAAATCCAGGATCTCCAGGGCGCATGCCTTTGATTTTTTCGGACGCTTGCTTGGCCGCATGCGACATTTCGGCCGCTTTCACGTCGGGCCTATCCCTGTCGAATTTCTCCCGATCAGTGGGCTCCCCCGAGGCCGTGGGCTTGGCTTCGGCTTTCGGCTCCTCGGGCTGGGGCTCTGCCTGGCTAGGATTGCGCTTCATCGCCTTGCCGGCGGCCTCGTGCGACTTGGCCGCCATGCTCGACTTGGTGCTCTGCTCTTTCAGCGCGTCAATCTCCTCCCCCATACCCTTGGGGAGGAGATTGAAATCGTCCCGGGAATTCAAAGTCACCCCGTGAACCGTATCCGCCCGGTGGACCAACTTCGCATGTTCGGCCGCAGTCTTTTCCGCGTGCTCCTGGTGGATCTTTGCCGCGTCGGCATGATCTTGCTTGGTGTGCTGGGGGAATTGCTCCCGCATCAACTTGGGCTCGTACAAAGCATTGCCATGCCGTGGCTCGCCCTTGACCTTGCCCCTCGTGTTGTATTTCTCGTGGGTGGCCTCATGAACCGGCTTCCCGCTCGAGGTCTTGCCCAATTCTTTCCAGGAAACCTTGTGCTGGGGGTCTGCCCACTTGCCACCGTGGGGCCCGATATACGGGCCGCCGGCCTTGGATAGCTCGAGGTATTGATTGATCCGCTCCAACCCGGACATGGATTTGCTCATCGGAATTTTCCTTTCCTGGATCGCGATCCCGAATTTCCCGGCCGCAGCCTTGATCCTACCCCAGATGGCCGCCTGCTCGTCGGCGGGATATTTCCCGGCATTTTTCGCATTGGAAAAATGCTGGATGGCCGCCTTGACGTTCGCCGGCTTGTGCAGCGGATATTTGAAATTCTGGGGGTCGGCATAATCCGCCGGACCCACCGTTCCCTGGTCGGCGTATTCCTTGGCCGGGCGCTTGGGCTTGCCGGCCACGACTGGCGCGGTCAAGGGGTCTCGCCGAGCTTTGGCCAAATCTGGATCGTTTACAAAAAATCGAGGGGCCATGACCCTATTCCTTCTTTTTTTCAGGGGCCGGTTTCTCGGCTTCCTGGGCCTCTTCTACCTTACCGTGAAATCGCCCTTTCTTGAAATTCAGCTTGCCGGTTTTTACGTTTTCCCGCAAGGCCTCGGCCACCGCCTGGCTCCCATGCTTTTTGGCCAGCTCGGCGAAATGCTTGATATGCGCCCCACCCTTGCCCTGCTCCGCTATCGCCTTGTGAATTTTCCCGTGGAGGTGCGCCTTGGTAGCCTCCTCCCCGGTCAGATGGGCATCCTTCCGGCCGGCGTACTTCTCAGGGTCGTAATAATACGTGAAACCGCCCCCAGGCTTAGGGACGCGCCGGTGGAAAGTACCGCCCCGGGGCTCCCGGGTTTTCTTCAGGGTAGGCTTTTCGGACGGTAAGAAAAACATCCGAGATTGACCTTTCTCGAAGTCCTCGAGCGCCTGGAGTGACTTTTCCAAGGTATTTTCCTCCTGTAGCACCGCCACAAACTCCTTGATTGCTTGGTTGATGGCTTTCCGCTCCTCGCCCTGGGGGTAGATCTGGCTATGCTCCCCCTTTTTCCGGGCCTCCTCGTTGATGAATTTCCCGGTAGCGTACTTCTGTTTGGTACCGGCCACCAGGTAGCTTGATTTCCGCCCCTGGCCCTCGAGGGCATCCTCCACGTAACTCTCGAACGCGCGAGCAAACAGCTCATGCGATCGGGAGTAGTACCCGTCCCCGCCCTGGGAAAAACTGAGCGCGTGCTTGCTGTAGTCGCTGGCCTTGATCGCATTCACCAGCTTGTTGAGCCGCGCAAATTCCACCCGCGTCTCCAGAGTAACCGGCTCTTTCCCGCTCCGGGCGTCTCGCTGCATTTGGTTCATTTTCTCCCGGGCCTCATAGGCCTCGGGATCTTTGTAGTAGATGTGCCCCATCACCTTTTTCACGGCCGCCACCACCCTGGGATTCACCCCCGCGTGGTCGCCGTGGGTGAGCATGCGGTCCGCCTTTGAGCTGGAAAGATCGCCGGCCAACGAAATGATGTGGTCGAGCGCGTGCCCGTACTCATGGGCGAGCGATCCCCCGCCGGCCACCTTGGTGATGTTGATGATCCGCCCCAAGGGCTCGTAATGCGCCGCGGCCCTCCCAGAGCCCCGCGCCCCAAAGCCGATGCTCAGCCGGCCGTTGAGGGAAATGTGCTGGGGGTCCACCCCCATGAGGTCGGCGAGGTCGAACAGCGCCCCGTGCGCGCCCTTGAGGTGACTGTCGGCGTCCCCCTCGCTCACCCAGCCGCCAAACTGGACATTTTTGAAGCCGAAATCTTTGGCGAACGCCTGGGGGTCGGCCTTGGCGACTTCCCGGCCTCCCTTGCGGTCGATCTCCCCCGGCACGTCCCGCTCCCACTTGAAGGGTTGCCGCCGCTCCCCGGTCTCCCGCTTTTTCCCGAGGATGGCAAACAGGGCCAGCGCCTTGGCGTTGCCGTCCTCGAGCTTGGCCATCTCCCGGGCTTGCTTCAGCGCGTCCTCGAGGGCCTTGGGCCGCTTGCTCCCGTAGCGCCCGCCACCCCCTGCAATGGCATTGCGCAACCGGTCCCCGCAGGACACCGCCATCCGGATATAAGGGTTGTCGAGCTTGTCCCCGAGCGTATCGTCTTGCCCGTAGGCCATCACCGACCCGTCGGCGCTGTAGCCGATCGACACATTCCGAGCACTCCGGAAATGGTGGGCGAGCACCATATTCATCGGGACCAGCGGAGCCTTTGCCCCCTTTTCCCGCGCTTCGGCGGCGAGCGCCTGGTACTCCTCGAGGAGCTTTTTGGTCTCGGGGGCGTTGCTGTCCCGATAGCTCGCCTGGCGGTACTTGGTGTAGGCCTCGAACACCTTCTCATCCCAGGCCTTGCGCTCCCGCCACCCCATTTCCGGGGGTTCACCCGTCGCGGTCAGGTACTTGTCGGTGGCCTCGTTGATCTCCTCGGGGGTCATTTTCCCTATGCGCCGTTCCTTCTGGCCGAGGTGTTTCCAGTCCTCGAGGAAATCCACCACGTCGTCGGCCGTGCGGCAATTGTCGAACGAGCTGGCGATAAAATCCACCCCCTCGAAAAACCCCTTTCGCTCCCCGATGGAATTGCCCGGCTTCTCGGCAATCAACGACTCGAGGGCCTTACGGAGCAACACCCCGTCCGGGCTCCATCCCTGCTCGAGCAAATCCTCCGGCTCCCAGGTGGGGAGGAGCTTTTTCTTGGTGACCGCCTTGGCCTGGGCTTCGGGGGTCAGCTCGTCGAGATCCGCGCTCGAATTGAGATCCGCCTTGTCTTTCCTCGATCCCCAAACGTGCTCGCCCTGCTCCGCGGTAAGGCCTTCCTGGCCCTTGGCCTCCGGCTCGGTGAGCACCAGCTTGGGCCGCTCGGGCTCCGGGGCCCGGGGCTTGACCACCACCAGCCCTCGCTCGGCAAGCTGTCGAGCTTTCGATCCAGGCAACGGACCCACGCCCTTGTCCGGATCTACCTCGTCGGCCCCGGTCACCTCGTCTTCCCATTTCACCGTCCAACCGGCCGCCTTGAGCTGATCCCACTTGCCTCCGCTCAATACGCCCACCGCGGCCTCGGTCGCCGCCTCCCGGGGCTCGGGCTTTACAACAAACCGCTCTTTCGGCTTCTCCACGGCTTCGGAGGTCGGCTCCGGCGGTAGGGGTAGCGGCACCTCGGGGACATGCGCCGCGGCCTCCGGCGGTACGGGCTCCACCACCCGGGTCTCTAAATGCTCGACGGGGGGTTGCTTCGGCTTGTTCCCGACATTGGCGAATAGCCCGAGCTGCTGGGGTTGGCTCCCAGGCTTGCCCGGGTATTCATACTCCCAGTGATCGCCCACCCGCTTTCGCCGGAGGTATTTGTGTCCCGGCCGCTCGCTACCCCAGGCCTTCTCGAGGGCCTCGTCCGGGGTCAGTATCTCCACCAGGCCCTTGTGCAGGGTCCGCCAGTGCGATACAGCCCGCTGCATGATGGCCATGCGAAGCTCGCTCCCCATGCGCGCATCGGTTAGCTGCTCGTGGACGCTCTTTCGGTAGGTCAGCTCATTGGGGCTCGAGCGCACCGCTTTTTCCAGAAATTGGGTCCATCGGCGCTGGGTCGGCATGTCGAGCCCCAGGTTGTCCACCACCGACTGGGCCGACGCCCGGGGCGAGTCGTGGTCGAGCAACCGCGCCACCGATACCCCGTCCGGCATTTTCTGGAGATCGTCCTGGACGCGCCGCTCGGGGGAATTCGGATTTATCGGAGGCACCTGGCCCGGGATTCGGTAGGCCCGGTATTTCTCCGGGATGTAAAATCCCTTTTTGAGCGATCCGCGCCCCACCATTTTCAAAAAAATGGCCGTAACATACGGCCAGTCTTCCTTGTGGTCTTGCTTCGCCGCGCGGGCCTTGGCGCGCTCCCAGAAATGCTCTTCCCCGGGCCGCACTATGCTAGCTGGCATGATTATCGCTCCACTCCCCGGTGTCCACCGATCGGCGAATGCCGATAAATCCACAAGTACAGGAATTCGTGCGCTCGATTTCGCAATTCCCGAGATGTCGCGCGTAGGTCTCGAACGCCTTGCGGACGCGTAGAAGCTCATGCCGCAGCACCTCTACCGTATGATCTAGTTCCACCAGCACCCGATGTACTTCAGCCATTGTAGCCTCCACGCGCGTTATTTCCTCCATCATGCCAGGATCGCAGCAAAAGCCAACCTTTACCCCGACACCTCAACGCACGTCACCCCGACGCCCAGCCCCCGCAGATATTCCACCAGCATGCCCGCCTCGGGTTTCAGCTCAGCCCAGACCACCACCAGGGTGCGCTCCCCGTTTTGATACGTGGTTATAGCGATTCGGAATTTTTTCATAATTGGATCGGCTCCTCGCCCCCGTAAATGCGATTGGGGATATAATGCCAATACAGCACCAGCACGTCATTGAACGGCCTGCCAGGGACAAGCGACGGGGACGCATTGGGCAAAATAAGCCGCCACAAGCGCAGATCCGAGCTAACCAGCCCCCCGCGCTCTATCGCCCCCCAGGTCCGCCTGGCCAGCTCCACCGCCCACCCGGGCTTGAGCTGCAAGCCCTCCATACACGGCTCGCTTAGGCTCGGCTCCGCCGCGCCGTTTATCGAAAACTCGAATTTCTGGGAAGAATTGCCCCAGCACTCCACCTCGACCTTGAATATCTGGATCATGCTCCCCCCTTATCACAGGCACAGCGCCTCGTCTGCGCGCAGCATGCGCAGACATACAAGCCCTCGACGGTCTCTGTCCACCCGGCCTCGATACCCTGCGAGGTCAAATAATCCACCACCAGGTCCGCGTCCGCACGCTCCCGGGTCTGCATGCCCACCGCTACCGGGCCCGCGGTCAACGGATTCGGCATGCGTACCCAAACCGTGAAATATTTCCGTGTACTCATGCCAGCACCTCCCGCTCTATCGCCTCGATTTGTTCCAGCCGCTCCGCGGCCTCTTCCGCCGCTTCCCACGGGGTCAAGCGCGTCGCCGAGCACCACTCCCCGGTGAGGTCCCGCAACCGGACCGTAAACGTATCATGCAGCCCTTTGCCGTCGGCCCAACCCCAGCCCTTGCACAGCATCAAAAACCGGGCATGGCCAGCCACCCGAGCTAGTGTATTCGCCTCTATTGGGCTCGCCTGGAGTGCATCCCGTGGAGTCAATTTCCGCATGACTCGGCCTCCTCGTGTTGCGCGTCGATCGCCTCGAGCGCCTCTTTTACCGCGTCCCCAGGACATGGATAATAGCTCGTGACGTTGACCCAACGATCCTTGCTTCGGAAGGACACCACGTAAGCATCCCCAGCTTCCCCCGTCCAGACCTTTGCGATTTCTCGAAAATTCGGATGGAGCAAAAGCCGCTCGAGTGCATAGATATCCACCGGATGGTCCTGCGCCGCCGCGACGTTTTGCATGAAAACCTCCTGGTAAATGGGGGCCGACGAAACCCAGGAAAAGTGAGCGAACCCTACCCCAGGTCTCGCCGACCCTATCCGAACAAGCGAATTGTGTCACCCGTCGGGATTACTCCCAACGGCAACGTCTCGAAACTCTCGTCTACCAGATTCGGTTGCTTCACACGCGCGGGCCCTTCCGTGGATTGGGCCCGATTGTTTTCCTCGGGCACCTCACCAGTCAGCTCGGCCATGAGCGCCTTGATATCGATTTTATCCGTGTCGGCATCGAAAGTGAAACT